TTGCTAGTGTGTCAATATGGTGCTAGTATCTTCGTTGACGGCGGGGGTTTAATTCTCGCTCTACCCGCATACAACACAGGCCGCTGGCGGCTGTACATGTACGGAGGACTATCTTGCAAGTCATAGATCGCAGCCTTCAGCCCTCGGCCTACTGGCCGGGCCTCTATGCTTTATTTGGACTCGACTACGAAAGATTGCAACTGATCTACACGCAGTTTTTCGACACGAAGCCCTCGGAAAAAGCATTCGAAGAATTTATGACTGAGCGCGCCGGCCTCGGCCTCGCCGTTCAACAGCCGGAATTGGAACCGGTCCAGTTCGACGTGCCGAACGAAGGCTACCGCACTCAGGTCACGCACGCCTCGTACGGCCTCGCCGTTGCAATCTCCCGCGAAGCCGAAGACGACAACCTGTACGAAGACGTTGGCGCCCGCATGATGAAAGAACTGGCGTTCAGCGCACGGCAGACCGAAGAATACATTGCACACGCGCCGCTCCAGGTTGCCGTGGATGCCGTGAACGGCGTTCGTGCAGACGGCGTGCCGCTCGGCTCGGCAAGCCATCCGACCGCTTCCGGCTTGCAGAGCAATCTGCTTGTTTCGGCGAACGTGTCGGAACTGGCATTCGAGAACGCCGTGATTCAGATTTCGTACACGCGCAACGGTCGCGGCTTCATCATCAACGAGCTGCCGCGCCGCGTCATCCTGTCGCCGGAAAGCGGCCCGGAAACCCGGCGTATTCTCGGCTCGCCGTTGCAGTGGAACGCGCAGACGAACAACATCAACGTCCTGCGATCGACGGGCGCCCTGCCGGAAGTTGTCGAGACTCCGTACCTCGTGGACAAGGACAACTATTTCATCCAAACGTCCGAACAGGACAAGGACAACGGGCAGGGCTTCACCTTTTGGGAGCGTTCTTCGCTGGAAATGCGCGAAGATAGCAACTGGAGCAATCAGGCCAAGTTGATGGCGCTGTGGTTCCGGTGTGCCGCTTCCATTGTGGACTGGCGGACCGTTTATGTCAGCCCAGGCGCGGACAATGCGTAAGGGTATTTGATATCCCTAAACTTGGCCCCCGGCTACAAACCGGGGGCTTTTTACGTCGCGGCCGATGTGATACAGTTCCCGCGTGTCAGCGCCGCACCATACAGCCAAGCCAAAGTTCCCGTCCTATGCTACGTGGGGCGCATGCTCGCGCTGTAACGCCCGCGTGCTCTACAGCACCCTGAAGCGCGAGCGGCTTACCGGACTGCTGGTATGCTCAAAGACCAGCGGACGCGTCACGCGCCCTTGTTGGGAGCCCTGGCCGGAAATTTTTGACTTCCAGGCGTTCCCCGACAAATCCGTGGAGCCCCCGCCGGAACCGCTGCCGCTCCGTTGGAACCTTGACGCCATTTGGGGCAACGGCCCCGTGGAAGGCACCACGGCGGTCTTTGCAGCCGCACCGGCCGCCGCGCCGGACGATGCCACGCGGCTTGCCAAGTTGCTTACATCGGTGCCGTACTACGCCAGCCTTGGCAAGTCGGCGGCATTCATGGGGCCGAGTGCGCCGCTGTCAAGCAAGGTGTTCAATCTGACAACCATCGTGCCGCAAGAATACGATGGCACGTTTTTACCGAGTAATTCCGTCCGTACGGTGACGCCGCCCAACGAAGCAACCGAACTCGCGAATGTCACCAAGACGGACCCTGACTTGCCAAACGATCAACTATGGTCGCCGCCGTGGGCCGCCGTGATTAAGGTTTAAGATGACAACCGCCGCCCAAATCATCACGGAATGCCTGCACCTGTTTGGCATTGTGGACCAAACGGAGCAGCCAACAGCGACGGACATAGCAAACAACGTCACGATTCTAAACGACTTGCTACGCGCCGAACAGGCGGACGGCGCTTGCCAGTACCTTATCAAGCGCCTCGCAGTGACGCTGCCGCCCGGCACCAACGGACAAGTTTATTCGTTCATTGTCGGTAACGGCAGTCCTTCCTATTTGGTTCAGGTTGACGCGGTAGCGATCCGCTCTATCTGGATGAACGATATAAACCTGACTGTGAACCGCGAAACACGCATGGCGCCGATTTCGGACGTTGTACGCACGACGTACCCCGGCATCGTAACCAAGTGGCACCAAGAGCGGCAGACGGACGGTTCTGTGCTGGTAACAGCGTGGCAGCCGCCGCGCGCTCCCGCCAATGCACTTATTGAGTACGGCGGCCGACTTGCTTTGATTTCCAACCCAGCGGGTAGCGACGTGGTTGCGCTGCCGCCGGAAGGAATACACGACGCTACGCTGTTGCTTGGGCGCCGCATCATGGGTTCGTACGGTCGCGTGCTGAGTCCAACGGACCCTATCATTATAGATGCGGAACGCGTCAATGCGCGCTGGCGTGATTACGCAAGAGGCCAGCAATGGTTACGCTTTGTGAGGAACTGACATGGGCGTAGTGCATGTCAGTCATTGACGTACTCGGCTCATTTCAAGATCCGCTGAACCTAGACGAAGGCGCGGGAAAACTTGTCAACGTGCGCGTAGTACCGCGCGAAATGAAAGAAGGCAAGCCCGGCAAAGCCCGTCTCGTTGGCGCTCCAGGGCTAACGCAGGTTTCCCAACCAACAGCCACGCCGTGCATTGTGGTAGGACAAGCACTTAGAACAGTATGGAGCGGGCACGCGGACGGCTCCATTTATACGACGTACAGACTAACGCGCCGTCACTGGCCGGCTTTGTCGATGTAAACCCGCAACAGCCGGTAATTCGTTTTGCCGAAGATCGTACGGCGCTGTGCATTGCATCCAATGCGAACACCAACAACCCGGCAGAATACGGGACCGGCTATACTGCGGTAATGACGCCGGCCATTGGTGTCGTCAACGCAGGTTTTGACGTGTCGATTAATTTTGATCCGTCCACTGTCGCGGAACTGAACAACATAACGGTGTGGTCCGGGGCGTCTAATTTCTACGCCAGTCAAGACAGCAAGATGTACAGTTCGCAACCGCTGACACCGGCTACCGTGCTGCCAAACAGTTTTGCGACGAAGGAAGCCCGCGCCGATCGCGTTGTAGATCTGGCGGTGTCGGGACTTGTGCTGTGGCCGCTTGGCTCGCGATCCCTTGAACAGTGGTACGATCCCGGCGGCCAAACCGATTTCGCATTCACAGCCTATCCAAACTCGCTCTATTCCGTGGGGCTGGCCGCGCGGCTGTCTCTCGCAGTTCTTCGCGACATAATCATGTTTGTGGGGACCGATCGTCGCATATGGCTTTGTACAGGACAGACAGGCCAAGCAGTATCGCCGCCATGGGTCGATTTGCTTTTGCAACAGCTTACCGCTGTACAGTTGGCAACATTGACAGCCTACGCGTACGGGCAGGGCGGCGGCGATTTCTACGTACTGACGCTGCCCGGTCAATGGACTTTGGAACTGTGCGGCGCAACTGGCGTGTGGTCTTACCGACAGACGCCGGGCGGCCGGCTGGACCACGCAGGCCGTTGTGCGACGGAATTTAGTGGTGGCGTTACGTACGTCGGCCTGGACACGGGCCAGATTTGCACGGTTGATATAAATAACAACTCAGAACCTGCCGGCACGCTACAGCGCACAATAATTACGCCGTGGCTCGGCAGCGAAGAAACGCGGCAGACGTACAATTCAATCGACGTTACGTCGTCAATGGGTCCGGCGGCAGGAAACTTCCAATTAGATTGGTCCCAGGATAAAGCCGTAACGTGGCGCGGTGCGCGGCAAATCACAATGCCGCAGCCCGGCACCCAACGCGCGATCGGCCGGGACTTCGGCTCTGGACGGCGGCGGCAGTTTCGTTTGCAGTACGGCGGCGTGCAAGCACCGTTCACGATAGACGAACTTTTCGCGAATGTTTCGGCAGGTACGTAATGGTAGTTAAATTTCCGCCGCCGCCAACGTTGCCGCAGCAGTTCCAGCAATTAAATCGGTGGCTGATTGAACTTCAAAGTATTTTGAACAGTCAGGGTACTATCGACCCAAGTAGCGTTGACGGCCTGCCGGCGTTGTTTACCCAAGTGGCTGCGCTCGCGACGCAGGTAGCTACACTGGCTGCGGAAGTGGTTACGCTCACTACAGAAGTTGCGACCAACACCGCCAACATCGCGACGAACACCGCCAATATCGCGACGCTGACGGCACGCAACCAAATTCAAAACGGCTCCGGCGTTCCGGCTTCCGGGCTTGGAAACGACGGAGATTTATACATCAATAATACGGGCAGCGCTGGTACGAATCTGTACGCAAAGATTGCGGGGGCGTGGGTTGCGTTCGCCTAGCCAAACATCATCATGCCGTCAACGACATTCTGAAATTCCGCCACTGTACGGGCGACGAAGTACAAACCCCCGGTGTACTCCCAACGTCGCTGGAATTTGGCTTGGTCTTCGTCTTGCACGCCTTTGTCGTCTTTCAATTCGATTGCGAATTTACGGCCGTCAACCGGAAATACGAGAAAATCCGCCACGCCTTTAAGCACGCCTAGCCGCTTTAATTTGACGTGGTATTGCGGGGCGGCTTTGCGCTCGTTGGCGACGTGAAAAATCAGTAGCGCGGGGTGGGTGTCGCGCACCCATTTTGCGCACTTCATATGAATCTCGTTTTCGGACGGCCCCCGCTGTTTGGGGGCCTTTTTAACGCGTCTTTTTGGCACTGAGTACACCCAGCTCCCGTAGCCGATCTTCGCGACCCGGCAGCCACGCTTCCAGGGCTTCGCGGAGCGCTGCGGAGCGGTTTTTTACCGTCTCACTGTCGATGTTGCGGGTAACGTAATCTAGGCGCTCCACGAGGGCCGCAGGCAGTCGGCCGCTTATCATTACGGTTTTGCGCTCGGAACCCATAGGTGGTATGCTTACTCGAATGTCATACAAAATGCAAGGGCTTCGCCAATGACGGTAGCAGCGCCGGCGGCACCAACTGGCTTTGGCGGCGGCCTTGGAACCGTAATCGGTGCCGAGATAGGGTCCCAAGATATTCAGCAGGGCCAAAACGCCGTAAACAGCGACGCGTCAGCTTTCACGGCCGGTACGCAGCCGTACGATCAGTTCGGTCAATCATTTTTGCCGACCGCTACGAACGCGATCGGTGGCGTGTCGGCCGCTGCGGATAGCACGCAGGGCTACAATCAATTTATGTCTACGTACACGAACACGCCGGCTGCACAATATCAGTTGCAACAGGCGGACCAAGTACAGAACAACAGTGCCGCCGCATCTGGCAATTTGCTTTCCGGATCCAATGAACGAGCACTCGGCACTATCAACAGTGGCATCGTCGCGCAGAACGCAAACAATGCGTACAACGAATATCTATCCGGCAACAATCAGCAGTTCGGCCAACTCGAAAGTGCGCTCGGCAATATGTTTCAGGCAATCGGCGTCGGACAGACGGCGACGGGCCAGCAAGCCGGCGTTGATACGGCACAAATAAATGCCACGTCACAACTCGCGCAGGCGCAAGCGAAACAAGGCGACGCCAAAGGTAGCGGTCTTGGGTCCATGTTCAACGGATTGGGTTCGGCGTTCGCGTCGTTCTAGTTTCTAAGAACGCCCGGAGTTACAAACACAGCACCGCGTACGTTCCGCTCATACGTACCAGCGTCGTCTCTGACAGTTGCCGTAGCGCCGCCGTTGTACGACACGACGGTAAAGACATGCCCGGTCCGGCCGCCCCGGCGCACGTAGCCCACGGCACCGGCTCTTATATCGGTGCGCCTAAAGGCCAGCCAGCCGATCGCTTGTTTCAGATTAATGCCTCGGTAGTCGTAAGGCAGTCCGGCTTCCCGCGCTGCCGTGACACCGCAACGGCATCCGTGGAAACCATCGCAGCGCCCGCGCGCTTCTGCGGCTGAAGTTAACAGAACAAGCGCGATCATCGTACGATGGAATAAATGAAACATGATTGTGGCTCCGGGCTGATATTTGGGAAGAACTCGAATCGCTCCAGCAGTCCTTCGCGCTTGGCGCCCATGCGTTCCGTCACCCTTTGGCCCCCGATATTATTTATGTGCACATACGTCCACAGTCGCCACGTTTGCGGGTGCGTGAAGATCCATTGCACGAACGGTCGGCAAAATTCGCGACCGGCGCCACGCGCTTTCCAATCAGGCCGGAACATGATGGACATGGTTGCTTGGTGTCGTGCGACTTCCAAGCCGACGACGCCTAGAATGTCGTTGTGATCGTCCACGGGGCATACGGCTTGCCACTTCGCGACGCTGTTGCGGTATTGCTCTATGAGCTGCGTTGCTTCGTCCACCGTTTCGTGCGTACGGAAGCCCATGTAGCGCGTCACGTCGGGATTGCCTGTCAGTACGAACAAGGCAGCGCCTTCCCACGGGTTTAAGTCGCGGATAATGAAACGGCCTACTTGTACGGTCATGCTTGCCACGGCATTTTTTGCGTAGGGCGTCGGCGGAGCATAACCCACTGTGTTTGGCAAGCGTGTTTAGTTCTCACGGCTGTTGCGTGGCCGAATAGAGGCTCCCACCACGAGGCCATCAGTCCTAAAACCTTTTTAAATGACTGGTCGTGGTCATTCCACTTAAATGCCATTAAAGCATCCGTCTTTGAAACTCTGTGCGCTTCGCGTGCCGATCCTTCGATGATCGAACGAATGTCCTCTGTGCTGTGGTGCCCGTACGTTTTAGACATTTCGGCGTTAGCACCGAAATTTACGTGCGGCGGGTCAAAAACAATTAGATCGTAGTCAGTGCCAATTTCGGGCGGCAACGCGCGGGTGTCCGCAACTATCGTAGGGCTAACTGAGGCTCGCAAATCGACGTACACGGTGTCGCGATAGTTTTTATCAAACCATACAGCGCGATTGCCGGCTGACATATCTAAAATTTTCATTTCCGCATCCGCTCGCTCTCGTACCCTTCGCAATCCAGCGGCAGCCCTGAGGTCCATGAACGTGGGCGCCGCATGATCTCGCGCATCTGATGCGAACGTACAGCAGCAACCTCCGTACGCGCAAGAGATAAAATAGAATCGTACACGTCCAGAATCAAAACCACGTCCGGTAGTTCGCGCTCTATGTCGGCTTCGGCTGCCGTCACAAGATCCCGCGTCATGTACTGCGCCGCAATTTCGAGCAAACTCCCACCAAAACATTTCTGGCGTAACATCGCCCCGAACTTCCCTCTGAAAAATGCCATTTCACCGCCGTACGTGATATGCGCAGAATAGTGCGGCACAGCCCGACCAGACGGCAACAGCATCCAAATAGTGCCGTGACTGTCTTTCTGAAAAGAGATTTTGCCAGCGGGAAAAATAAGGCCCGGCTGTTCATAGATAGCGAATTTGAATGCGTCGGCGAGCGCGTACCACAGCGATACTAAAAGCGGGTTTGCTTGCCGGTAGCCGTCAATATCGGAACGTGCTTTGATTTCGTCCATGTTGTTGCCGGCGCGGCGTTGGTGCGCCATGTACGTTTTCCAGCCGAGTTGATAGTTGCCGCCCAGCGTCACGGATTTATAGCTCTGGCGTTCGTGCGGGTGTGTTTTCTTTGTAGACCCAGGTGGGCAGCGCCCCATGGCAATGGCGTTGTATATGTACGGATCACCACCAGTTGCCAGCACGGTCAAACGTTCAGTGTCGCCGGCCATCCACAGCGCAATACGGTACTCTGCATTCGACAGATCATTATCGCAAACCATCCAATCTTGCGGCGCAACAATCAAGCTGCGCAGGCAGTCCGTCAGTGCAATGTTGTTGTACTTGAATCCGACCTTAAGACCTTGAATGACACTATCAATTGTTGGCCGTCCGTCCTGTCCGTCGTATTTGCCGGACGGCCGCGCAATGTTGAACGTGTTGACGCCTTCGGACGTGCCTCGACCCGATCGCGCGCCAAAGTACCGCGTAGCGTCTTTGTAGAAGCCGTTAACGTGACGGTCTAACAATGCTTGCGCTTTGAGCGGCGCGGAGCCGCCTTCGGCCTGCAACAATTCCAGAACGATTCGTACGTCGGGGTGCAAATTTTCGTCGGCCAGCTTTTCCGCGACGATGTGCTTTTGCGTGCTCTCCAGCCCGGCCGCGCGGTTGCCGCTGTTGCACCATTCAATAATGCGCTGGCGCTGCGATAGCTTCGTTACCGCGTTCTGTGTCAGCTCCATCAGCGTTGCGGTGCTCTCTTGCTCGATTTCCTGCCGTCGCATCGCGATAGCCGTGGCAAGATGCACGTCGATCGGCAAACCGATTTCGTTCTTTCGCCATGTGCGCTCGAATATCAGGCGTTCGTCCGGCGTAAGCGGCGGCAGCCGATTGTCCAAGTCTATAAGGCAATCCACGTCAACGTCGTTGTATTCCAGCAGTTCGCGGAATGTCTGTACATCTTCGTTGAATGTGCCGTCGCGCTGCGGTCGGCAGGTCTTCATAACCAGCTCGCGCCCGCGCGGGTCTTTGCCACGGATGCCAAGTGCTTGGCATACTTGGTCGAGGCCGCCGGGGAGCGCCAGCGATTGCGCGCGGCCCATGGTGCAATCGATCTTTGACAGGGGTAAATCTAGGAAGGGGTTAACCGCGCGTAAAATGCTCACGTCAAAATTAGCATGGTGTGCGACGAATCGGCGGCATTGCCGCGCGTCGGCGTATAGATCTGCTAGCGTGTGCGTTCCTAAATGCGGGTGTACGGGGCAGGCACGTTTGCGTATGCCGTGGAACTGCCAAACAACCGACGTGATGCCAGTTGAATTATCTGTCGCGTATCGTCTGGCCCCCGCTTTTTTAAGATCCACGCGGCTGCGCGTCTCAAAGTCGGCGAGTAAATCGTCAGGGTGTTGCATGGGAAAAGCGGGGGCTTTGTCGGCCCCCGCCTTCCTGACTGTTTAGCGCGGCGCGAACGGATTTGCGGGTGGGTTAAAAGGGGATGGTGTCCCCGCAGGCCCACCGAAACCCCCGCCACTCTGGCCCGGTGCAGGCGCGAATGGCGCAGGGGCGCCCGGTGCCGGGGCAAATCCGCCTGCCGGCTGCTGGAAAGGGGGCGGCGCAAAGCCCCCAGGCGACGGGCTGAAGCCCGCCGGACGCAAGCCCTGCTGTTCTGCCATCCGCATCAGCTCGGCACCGCTGACTGAGTTGGCGAACACAATTTCTTCGCCGGGGGATGAAAACACGACGGCGTTAAGGTACAGTTTGACGCCGCGCGGGTCGTTCTGCTTCACAGCCGCAGTCACGCCGGCCATGACGTAATCGCCGGACTTCACGCCGACTTTGTTTGTCAGTTTTGTAAGTACGCCGCCGGCTTGCACGATTTCGACGTTCGGCGGGTTGCCGCTCGATCCTGAGAACAGCCAATGACCTTTGGCGAACTCGGATGACTTGCCTTCCGGGCTCGGCACGTCGCCGTCAATAACGGGCCAAACGAGAATGTGCGGATTCGTCTGGTAGATCTTGCCGCACGCCGCCGTGATGCCTGCGAGTGCCGGTTCCTGGAACCATTGCGCCACGGTTTTCTTGACAAGGAACATGGCGAAGTAGTTGGGCTTTTGCGTCGGTTGCCCTTTGTACACCGTGCTTGGCGTGAACAAGTGCCGCATGTCCGCAATGCGAGCGTTGAACACTGTTGCAGCTTCATACTGCCTTTGAGCCATTTTCAGTTTCCTTTTGCTAAGTTGTCAAATTGCTAACGGAGTGAATTGTACGCGTACGGTTGGAGTTGGTCAATCTGGATTTTTGCGGTTGGGCCACATTCTCATGGCGTGCGCAAGTCGTCGGGCTTCGTCAACTTTTTCTTTTGGGCACCCAAACCCTTGTGCCCTCAAAGCCCATTCTTCAACCAGCATCGACGCTAGTCGGTCTTGCGCCCGCAGGATAAAAACAGGCTCGTCATCGGCGGCTTTTCCTAAGCAGCCTTGACCTGCTGCGGCCTTAGCGCGTTCGTCTTTTGCTGTTCCCATGTCAGTACGACGCCTTAAGGGCGCCCTCCGGTTTGTGTGCCCCAACAACGGCATATTGCTTACCAGCCAACCCTAGTTTTTCGGCCTGAGCTGGCGACAGCGGTTTTACGCCCTTAAAACCAAAGCTTTCATACAGCACCTTAGCCGCTTGCTCTTGGTCATTCCACGCTCTGAAGGCACGCGCGGGCTTCAGCACGGCTCCAGGCGTCGCGTGGCCTAACTTCAGCTTAGTCGTCAACGCGTCGTCATAGACGGCCTTCACGTCGTCCAGCGCCCGGATGATTCGCAACAGCCGTACAAGTTCCTCGCTGGTTAGGCTTTCGGGGGTGCGCGACATGGCGCCCATGACAAAGCCGGCGTCAATCGCCATTGCGGGACACTGTTGAAATGCCTTGCACCAGCGGCACCACGGGCCGGGGCGCGGGGCGCTGCGATCGGCAATCTGCCGTAATACGCGGTCGCGGTGCGCCACCACTTCGCTGCGGTGCGCCACCCACTGCTTAAAGGGCGTCTCGTCTAAACCATTGGGCTGGAAAATTACAAGGCGCCACCATTCCGCGTCGCATTGGTCCAGCAACGCGGCCGCGTACGTCAACATTTGTTTGTTGTGGTAAGCGTCAACGTCCCATTTGCCAAACTTATAATCTAAAATGGTGGCAATGTACGGGTGCTTGTTAAACAGGTCCGACGTGCCACCGCATTCGTGCGCCAGTTCCACTTTCAATTCTACGTACAGTTCGCCGGGTTCAAGCTGCCGTACGAAGTTGATGCCAAGTGCGACGGCTTCGGCTTTGCTGTCGTCATCATCGGGAAAAGCAGCTTCCGCAACAGCGACCGCCAGCAGCTCGTGGCCGCGCGTACCTTCGTCAGCGGCGAGCTGCGTTTTTAGCGGTTTCGGCGGCTCCGGTACGCTGTTGCGAGCGCTGAAAGAGCATTCGAGCCACGTTGCGGCGGACGATGGTGCGAAGATTGCGTGGGCCATGTTCTAGCCTTCGACCAAAAAGATTTCTTGCAACTGCATGGATAAGCTGGGATGGCCCGACACGTTGGTATCAACTACCAACGACAGAACAACACCTCGCCTGCTATTTTTTCTCAGTTCTTTCATAAATTTTCGCGCTTTAATTGTGTCAATCATCCAAGACGAAACGTACACACCCGACAAACCTTCCTTGACGTACAGAGGATATGCGCCACCTTCGCGATGCTCAAGCTTTGATGCCCCTTCAAATTCAACAGGTTTAATACGTACGAAACGCTGCCGTACGCCGTCCTGTCTCTCCCTGCTTTCAAATTCATCGGCCATTGTACGTACCTTTGAAAATTAGGCCCGGATTGGTCGAGCAGTCCGGGGTAGTGCGATGCTCCCTAAAACGCTGTGACGCGTTCGTTACGACCTTCGCCTTGCAAGCTACGCGTTCATCAATTTCGCAATGTTCTCCAGGCCCGGCACAGCCAGTTTGGGCAGGAAAACAGTCTTGATTTGGTCCATGGTCGCGCCGGCCGCTTCGGCTCCGCACTGCCCGCGAAACCACGTCAGCACGGCGTCGGCAGGCTGGCCGCTCGCAATGGCGCCGTCGATACGCACGACGATACGCTGTACGAGGCCAGCAACCGCCGGATCGGCGACAGGGGCGCCAAGGAAGCCGCCCTGCGACGGCGCGAACGCGGCAGGCTGGAATGCAGAGGGCTGCTGCTGGCCCCCGGCAGCGGGCATCAGCGGAGCAGGCGCTTGCTGCCCGACTTGGGCGGCGCCAGTGTCGCCGTCGTCGCCTTCGCCTTTCTTGCCGCGTGTGCCTTTCAGGCTGGCGACAAAAACCTTCACTTCCTCGATACTGTCAAAACAAAGTTTCATGTTCCGCTCTCCGTTGTTGATGACGCATTCTGATTTAGAAGGCCGAATGTATGACAAAACTTTAAGGGCGCGTCAATGCCCTAATTTCCGTACAGAGCTAGATTTGTGACAAGCATTTGCAGTTCTTCTAGCGTTAAGTTACTTTTCGCGGCGTTAGCTCGGTAGCTTATTACCCATATGTTGCCTCGTACGTACCCTTTCCGGGGGTCTTTACGATCCAAGCTGGGAGAGTTTGGCGCGATCAATCCGCGCGAAGGCATCAATACGTAACCCAAGAGCGGGCACGTAAACGGAATTTCGAAGTCGCTTTCAGTTATATCGAACAGAAGCCCGGATTTCTTGGCGCGCATTTTGGCACCTTTTAACAGATATTTCTTTACGTTAACCGTACGGTCTATTTGATTTTTCTCTAAAATTTTCTCTCTATTAATTACGTACTGACGGTTAACCGCCGCGCGGTGTTGTTCTCTGTTCCGCGCTACCCACGCGTTGTTGCTTGCTTTGCGTTTGATCGGGTCTCTGTTTGGACGTTTCATTTTTGATGGATGACTCCATTTTTGTCGTACAGCCCAGCGGCTATGTAGCGTCCGTTCGTAGCACGTTTCAAGTAGACCGAATGTACGTCCGGCATGACTTCGTAATTCCAAACCGCGGTCGTGAATTTCGTCGTCAACGTCCATCCGCCCGAAGGATTTTTGATCGGGGGGCTGACGACTTCCTGCCAAGGGCTGCTTTCCACGATTTTGCGAATGTTAACGGCTTCGCTGGCGCCGCCGCGCATTTTCAGATCCTTGCCGGTGGCCATAATCACGGTGTTATCAAACTGGCAGAACGGGCAGAGCGGATGCAGGAACGCCGCGTACGTTTCCTCGCACGCCGCGCAGGTCTTTATTTCAGACTGCTGTTGTCCACAGTGAGGGCAGCGCATACCGTGAAAATGCGGGTCAAATTGTTCGTTACAGTTTTTGCACTGCGGCGCGCTGCGATGCAGGGTTTGACATTTCGGACAGGTCTTGCCGTTCTCCCACGTTTCCCACTCGTTAGCGCACGCGTCGCACTCCAGCAGCCGCCCTGGAGCTGCCATTACGGCGTCAAGCGTGCCGTGGCGCTGAATGTTGCCACCGAAGTCCGACACAAGGCAGTTGGCGGCGTACGGTGTTATACGGGCGCCGCGTCCTAAACCTTGGGCGTAATAGACTGCCGATTTCGTAGCTCGGCAAAATACTTCGTAGTCAATATCAGGAACGTCAAAACCCGTCGTGAACATGTTGCACGACACAAGCACTTGCGCGCGTCCCTGCCTGAACGCTTCTACCGACTTATCACGCTTGCCAATGATAGAGCGCGAATGCACGCCAACCGCCGCTATGCCGAGTTTGTGCAACGCAGCTTCCATCTTATCAACGTGTTCAATGTTACAGCAAAACACCAAAACGCGACTACGTCCGTACTTTTGCATAACCTCTTGAATCGTCTTGGCGTGGCTCGGTGCCAGCTTGATCGCGCGCGGCGCCATTTCTTCAAGATCGAAGTCGCCGGCTACGGTCTTCAATCCCTCAATCTCGATTGTTTCATCTTCGCCAGCGTCCACAGGAACTAGCGGCTTAACGTACCCGTCGCGTAAAGCGTCCAGAAAAGTATAACGATACACAATACTACCGAAAGTCTTAGCAAGATCGCCAGTTCCGTCCGCACGGAACGGGGTTCCTGTAAGCCCATGAACTCTAGTATTGGGGAGTTTTTCAAAAAGCCTCCTGTATTGCGATGACTTGGCCGGCGGAACCATGTGAACTTCGTCAACGAGGATAGCAACCACATCGCGAAACAAATGGACGCGGTTAACAATGCTGCCGATCGTGCCGACCGTGACGCGTGCGAACGCGTTGGTGCTGATTGACGAAGAACAGATGCCTGGATTTGTGCCGTGCCGCTTACACGCTCTGGCGTTCTGTACAACCAACTCTTTATTATGAGCAACAACAATAACACGCCCAAATTGCATGTAGTGCAAGGCCAGCATGCCCAGCATGTCGGATTTACCTGAAGCTACGCAGGCTTCAACAACGCTAAAGCGTCCTTCGTGATAATTGGCAAGCGCCTGCACGCCCTCGGTTTGATGCCGGCGTGGTACGAAAGGGATAGCTGGCGGTGCGGGGTAGCCGTGCATTTTAGTTTTCTTTGATGTACCTAAATTCGTTTTCCAAATTCACGATGTACCTAAATTCGTTTTCTAAATTCACGCCGACAAAGCCAAGACGCCTTAACCGTATTTTCAACAGTACATCGTCGGAATAGGTTTTGGGACCGGCCTTAAATTCTTCGACGTACGCCGCGTACGCGTCTCGCCAATCTTGTACGTCGGAAAACAGCAGCGGCAATGAGTTGGGTTCGGTGCTGGGTGTCATGGTTTTAGGTGCCTCAGATCCCGGTCCACAGCTTCGCGTAATTTCGTTACTGTAGCGTTAATAATGTCTTCCTTGCTGCCGTGGCTGCCTGCGATAACCAGCGCCATGGCACCCGCTAATCCGTCAACGTACGCCGCCGTCACGGACTGACCGGCGCGGCGGTTTGTACGAATGGTGAAAGCGAACGATTGCATATGACTTCGTATCAAATCACGAAGCGTGATGCCGGCTGCGGGTTCAATTTTTAATCCGTCATCCATGTATTGCCTTTACCTTGTACGTACGAACTTGTCAATGCAATGCGTCCATGATAAAGCCAAATTCGTCCCAAACTTCGACAAAGCCGCCGCGCTCCAGCGCGATCCACTGTTCATAGCTGGGATACTGAAGGTAAACCCGGCGCACGCCGGCATTTTTTGAACAAACAAGTGCCAATGTTACATCGGCAGGTATCGTGCTTGTTACGCGGTAGCATTCGTGCATCGTACGCACAGGGATGCCAAGTCGGCTGTTTATTATCTCGGTTCTTTGTTCCTGCGTCAGCGCTTGCATAACCGCGGTTGTGGGCCAGTAGGCGGTCATTTGCCTATCTCCAATTTCAATTCACTTGCCAATTTCCAGACGCGGGACATGATTTGTTGTACAGTCATGTATGGCACATTTGGTTGGCACATGCCAATATCTTGCAACTCGACTGTCGTGCCATCCGTGAACTTGACTTCCCCGCGCGGCACGAGCTGTCCCCGTTGCGTGTTGGCGGTAAAGACAAGCGCCGGGTTGTTGGAGTGTACCACAATGGCGGTGTTCGCCACAGCGTACGCAAAGTCATTTTGCAACAACGCAATGGTGTCCTCTACCGATCGGCGCGGCGGGTCCCAGGGAAATATTTCTTCGTCGGTCATGGCTGCCACGGAAACCCCTTGTGCAAATAATCTGCGTCTATTGGGTAGATTATTTCCCCTCCATCGCCGTCGCTCCAGACCACGGAAATAAGTCGCCCGTCCACGGAAACGACGGCGCCGCGACACTCGCCGGAATAGATCGCGTCGCCCACGGCGTAAGCCTGTACGGTTGATGCGTCGCCCCAAGGAAACATTTAACGCCGTCCATTTCCCTTTTTCCACAAGCACACATGCCGTCCCACTCGCCGTTTGCGTCTATGCCCATGGAAATTCATTCTTTGGCACGTTGATCGCAAACGGTATCGTCAGTTCTTGCCGTACATTGCCGCCCGGTGGAAAGACGGCCAAGAACGGAAACGCATGTATTGTACGGAAGTGTCCGCTATCAAGCAAGCTTTTCATTTCAGTTCCGAACATTTTTCCGGCGGCGTCCTTGCTGATAACGTAGCCGGGCACTTCGCCTTTGATGGCGTGGCCTACCTCGGCTGACACACTATCAAATCTGACAATATTGCCAGCACGCAAAGCGTCCATTCCGCCGGCCTGGACGCCCGGCAGCATCGCGGCCAGCTTGATCGTTGCCGCCTGTTCTTTGTTCTCTTTAATCACTTCCGCAATCCGTTTGAACACGTTAACCGTTGTTGTACGACCTTTCACGTCTTTACCGTAGTTCTCTGATACGATCTTGCCGGTGTAGCTTTTGGCCTTCGGGGCGCCGCGTGCCTTGCCGCAATCGACCGACACTACATCGTTGCGAGCGCCAGTGACGCGGTAGACAAAGCCGCTGTTGCCGGATTTGGCACCGTTGCCTTTTTGCCATGCGTCTTCGTTACCGAGTGGTAAATGGTCAGTGACAGCTAAAGCGGCGCCCGTACGCCGCGCCACGCTTTTCAGAATGAACATGGCTTTTAGGACGGCTTCAGTATCGTTGTCGGCAAAGCAAAGACCGGACGCGCCCCAGGTATCCAGTATAATCATGTCCACGCGCATATTCATTGCGGCCATGGCCTGCGTCTGCGCCACGCATTGCTGTTCAAACGCCATCGGTTCATTGATACCGCGTATCAAATGAAAGCGTGACGCCAGCTCCAGCGCATTTGGTTCCTGCCGCAGCAAATGCCTTACGCGTCGTTCTGTGCCGTAGTCATCTTCAGCGGCAATCCACAGCACATGACCACCCGTACGCTCGTTGTCAGCATCCAGCCATGCTTGCCCCCGAAGAAACTGTACGGCCAAGTCAGTAACAAGCGCGGACTTGCCGGCTCCGCTGTGCCCGGTGAAAAAGTGAACTTCGCCGCAAAGTATCCTTTGATATAGTAACCATGGCAGTTCTGCACTGTCATCCTCCAACGATATTTCAAAGCCCGTACGCGGCGCCAGGGTTGGCGCCATCTGAGCGTCGTTTAAGCCTTGCAACATCGTGCGGCGCGACATGACCGCTTGCATAATTAGATTACCACGCAACACCGGCAGTTGGTCTTGCCGTGATATTTCTTCGCCCAACGTACGGCCGCCTATCCCTTCGTCCAGGCTGTGCCCGGCGTCAGTTATGGAATCTTCAATCTCGCGCCGCGTACACATGCCATGCTGTTCGGCAAACTTCAGCACGCCGACAATGGCGAAGATTGTAGACCCGCGCCCCTCAGTCTTGCCTAGCAGCTCGTGCTTCAGCATTCCAAGATAACGCAGCGCGGCTTCGCGGCCAGCTTGCCATTCGTCTTGCGTCTGCGGCGTGGCGTATTTCAGTTCATCAGCGCTGGCGGTTTCGTGCTCGGCTGCGAAGCGCAACGACGTGCCGGCTCGCAACGGGACTTCCGAAAGAACTGTTTGCAGTTGTTCCGTCGTCAGTCGCGGCCAGTCGTTCGCCCAATTCTCCCAGCGATAGGGGAGTTTTGTGTCTTTGTGTTCGCCGTACGCGACAAACTGACCACCCATTAACTGAAGCTTGTTGCCGTCTGGAAAACTGAATGTGCGCCCCCGTACGGGCGCGTCAACGAGGTAGAACGGAATTAGGAATTTAGGTTCGCGGCCCCAACGTACGGGAATGCTCGGGCCTAGGACGGAACGAAAAGCCGCTAACAGACGTTGCGATATTTGCGGGTCCGTGTGGTCACAATCAAATGCAGTTAGCCCATTATCGCCACAGCGCAGCCCGACGCCGCCGGCCCCAGGGTGAGCAATTGGGTGTGTCCATATGTTCCAGCCGTCACCGATCGGCGCCTTGCTATTGCGGGCTATGGCTAACGGAAAAAGACCGCGCGAAATCGCGGCGTCCCAAAAGGATTGCAGGTCGAACGCGGTTGTGCTAGTGGGGGCAAGCATTCACATGCTATAGATGTGGTGCAGCTTCTAACCCTGCCGGGAGTCGAGTCCCGGCGGGGTTTTTCTTTTTATGCGTGCATCACGCTATTGTCAAACAAAAGTTGCTTGGCGCTCATTATATCGTCCCCATCACAACGCGAAACATGACGTACACGAAGCACGCCAGCGCCACAATGATCGCGGCGCCGACAACGATGCGAGCTGTACGTAAGCCGAAGGCGAACGCAATGGCGGCAACGATCGCGAAAACACCGATCGCGCCGCCGTGCCTGTGATGGCCGCCGCCGTAGCTCATGCGCCGACTCCGAATTGGCCGTTGTCGTCGTTCCACTGTTCCACAAGATCCGCAATCGCGTCTTGTTCGGTGCGACCGTAACCGACATGCTCGCTGGGCTCGTAGCCATCAAATACCGCAGCCCAGTCGAATTGACGAACCGGAATCGGCGGGAAAACGTGGCTAGTAATTATTTTGCGGGTCATCACGCAGCCCTCCCGTCTTCAAACTGTGCCCACCATTGGATTGAGCGGGCGTAGCGCAGGGTTTCGACCATATCGAAGCAAGCCTTGTCAAACTCGCTCTCGGTCGCCAGCGCCAAGGCGCGTGCGGCTTCCTGCACCATTTCTTCGTCGGTCTTGATTCGGTTAATCATTTTTGCTCTCCAGCTTTCGATGTACGTACATGTACACCTGCTAAAAACCCCTGTCAACTCGCCTCCCAAGGCATTTTCATGTTTTTTCCCAGTTGTTCACGCAGTTCTCTGTTTTGTACGTACAGCCCCTCAAGTTCCTCTTTCATCGTGGCGTTGGCTGCGCGCAGAGTCTCTAGCTCATCGGTCGAGGCGGGCGGGTCGCCGGCGACGGGCCTTGATTTACCACCGCGCGACCCTACGCCGCCGGCCTTACGCTCCGCGCGGCATTTTGGGCAGTTGCGCAGCAGCAAGCCGGCGTTTTTCTTAAAGCCTTGGATTGCCTGTTTAGTCACGTCGATACTGATTTCGGCTTGGCACGTCGCGCAAGGCCGCGTCACTCGGTACAGGTGGATGAAGTTGCCACCCCAGTGCTTCGTTACCGGGTCGCCGCCCCGCCAGCCTTCGGGTAGTTCTCCGTCATACGCTGCGTGTTGCATGTCAAAAACTCCTGTGAATCGTATTAATAGACTGTAAAACGTAATTTATCACAGCGCAAGTTGTAAATTTACCACAGTACAGTGTTGTAAATCCACAGTGAAAAGCCGTAAATTTACAGCGTACATATTCAATCAGCCCCTCGTAGCGGGAGGGTGTAAGAGAGCGGGAGCAGTATACACCCACTAGACGAGGGGAGCAAATGAGAGCATAGTGGAACGGATGAACGCCCTGACGCTCACACGGCTGCCGCAGATTGCAGTGCAGACGGCTAACCAGCACGCTGAACGGATTAGCGCGTTTGTACGGGTGAACAGTCCGACGCTGACGACAGCATGCAGACAAGCCGGATTGCCAATCGAATTAGCGGAACTGTGCGGCGGATTGCTCGCAAGCGTGGTTGACGACCTGGTGACGATCGGACGGCTACCGCGTTTGGACTTTGAACGCACGAAGCGCAAGCAGCGCGTCCTGGCGGCTGCTGACGAGCCCGCAGCGTCGGCGTTACGGTTGGCTATCGTTGCGTCGCCGGTCAATGGGCGCGCGGCTGTGGCGCACTGGGACGCTATTTGTGAGGGCTTCGAGCTGGGCAAACTGGCCTGGCTTCTCGGCATGGACACCGAGACGAGCTGGGGCTACGGCCGGCGCCAAGAAAAACGAAATAATTTGTAAATAGCTATTGACAGCGTACGTACAGGGTGCCATAACAGCATTGTTGAAACGCCAACCGCTAAATCGCTGGAGAGCGAACATGACCAAAACCCTTCAAATCACCCCCGCTATAGCAGCCCGCATGCAGCGCCGGTTGGAAAACGCGGAATCCGACGAACAGTTGCAGCGCGTCATTAAAGACGCTGCCAAGTACGGCGTGGATTGGAGCCGGTACGCATGAATACCCAAATTGAGAATGTCGTAGGGCACCTAGGCGCAGCACTGCGCCAGCAAGCCGCTTCGGATGACAAAATCATCATGGGCCATGTGTGGGACGCATACGAGGCCGCTAAAAAGGTGAATGATCTTGACCGCAACTATCGCAATGCAATTCTGGAGAGCGCGGCTTTGGTTGCAGAGCAAATTGACAACTGCCGTGGCTCTACGTACGACAACGGATGCACGGATGACGGCTACCGGCAAGCAAAAAATCATATTGCCGTAGCTATCCGCGCGCTGAAGGCGCTTGACACCCGCTAAAACCCTCCGTACAACTGAAAACGCAAATACAAACCGCTGGAGAGCGAAATGTTCAAATTGGTTGAAAAGAAGAACCATAAAGCATTGCACGCCCTGTTTGACAGCCGCGAACGCGCGGAGCGGCATTTGCAGGTTGTTATCCCCGATTACGTGAAGCGTGGTCTGTTTAGCGATAAGACGCTGACGGCGGACAGTTTTGAGATTATTGAAGATAACGGCCCAGGAAGTCTTGCGAGTACGGATGCTTGGTACGTCAAAACGAAGGATTGACAGCCGCTAAATCCTTCCGTACAACTGCACCATTCGCAACGCTGGAGAGTGACATGAACACCAACACCCCCGCACTGGCTACCGTTTACGACACGCTGCAAACCGCCTTGGCACAGCTCCAGGCGATTGACGCGGACAAGATCGAATCGGCCAACCTCGTACCGATCGTCAAAGTCGTTCAGGCCATCGGCGCCTATCAGGCGGCTATCGATGCGCAAATCCAAGCGCGTGCTATCGGCAACGGCGAACTGATTCCCGGCGTCGTCGTCAAGGACAGCGTTGTGCATCGCCGCTGGTCCGATCCCGAAGTTGCCGCGCAACTCGCGCAAGAGACGATCGGCGACAAGGCGTTCAAGCGTGAATTGCTGTCGCCGGCACAGATGGAAAAGCTGGGCGACGAAGGGAAGTCGTTTGTCGCCGTGGCTTCGTTCAAGCCGGAAGCTGGCAAGCGGGTGGTGTACTGACATGATAAAGAAAACTATAAACGACGTTAAAGTGGATATCGTTCCTTATGCGGACTTGCGCGGCGCGGACTTGCGCGGCGCGGACTTGTACGGCGCGGACTTGCGCGGCGCGGACTTGCGCGGCGCGGACTTGTACAGCGCGAACTTGCGCGGCGCGAACTTGTACGGCGCGAACTTGTACGGCGCGAACTTGTACGGCGCGAACTTGCGCGGCGCGAACTTGTACGACGCGGACTTGCGCGGCGCGAACTTGCGCGGCGCGGACTTGCGCGACGCGAACTTGCGCGGCGCGAACTTGGGCGAAGGGTGTTGGTGCGTTCAAGGACCGTCTAGGTCGGACGGCTACACATTCTTCTTTATGAGACTTAAAGACGACAAGCACGCCCGTGTTGTCGCCGGCTGCCGTGATTTTTCAATGGCCGCCGCTCGCGACCACTGGGGTGTCGGCTACAACAAAGCCAAAACTTTAGGTACCGAGACTGCGGCAATTCTCGATTGCCTGGAAGCGATGGCGAAGGCTAGAGGTTTGGAGTGAAGTGACATGAACACAACTCTGTACAACATCCTTGTGGCGCTCTCGTTCATCGTGCTATTGGCTTTATATTTTCAATGACGCGCTATCATCACAAATGGGACAGGCGCGGGAGATTACTCCGCGCCTGCCTCAGACTGCTTGCCGAGATAAACCAAGCCAGCGACGTGTCAGTGACTAAAGCCGACCGACCGCGCAACGCGGACGCGGAGCGGCTGTACGGACGTTCCAAGTCAATGACTAACAGAATAAAGAGGGAGCTAAGTCATGGCTGACGCGCCGCGTACCATCGGCGATAAGATCGCGCGGCTGCGTCAGCGCTTGAAAGACGCGCCGATTGATGCCAACGTACGGGCGATTCTGCTGGGCATCTTGGATCTGTTGGGGGACGAACTATGAACCTGCAAGAATTTGCCGCGCTCAAAGTTGGTGACAAGATCGAAAATCCGGCGGATGGCGGCGCCAGCGTCGGTGAGATTGTTGAAACGCTGGACAGGGGCGTACGCGTCGTGTGGGGGCCGCGCCACGATCGCGAGACGCAGTTTTTTTACAGCGTTGTCGGCACGACTTGGATGCAGTGGAACAAGGTAGCGCCGTGAGCTGGACTAAGGAACGGACGGCGCGGCTTCGTGAACTGCATGCGCGGGGTCTTTCGTCTAGAGAGATTGCGCATAAACTGGATGTGTCGCGTGACAGCGTGATTGGTAAATTGAGCCGCCTAAAATTAGGACCGGCAACACCCGTGTGGCGAAAGAATCACTTCACAAATCACGGCAATCGCTTTGGTCCGGTAGACGACGTGCTGCCTGTTTTACCGACAATGCCCCACGGTGCCGACGTTCCAGTGGGGCAGCGCCGTACGCTGCTGCAACTCGGCCTGGGCATCTGCAAATGGCCGTTCGGCGAACCGCAGTCGTCAGATTTCTTTTCCTGCGGTGGGGGCGCCGTGGATGGCAAACCGTATTGTCAACACCACTGCAGCGTCGCCTATAAGTCCCGGTGACAGCCAACCCCTAGCCGTGCTACTGTTCCGCGCGTTCGGCTATGAACGAGCAAATGCGGAGCGGTCAGAATGTCGAATGTTTTCGGCGGCGGCTTAGATACACAATCGGGCACGCCAGCTTACAGCGGCGACAACAGCGGTACGCTGCCCGATCCACCAGCGTCGCAGGCGCCCGTGCCGCAACCGCAAAATAGCACGCCGTCATTCGGCAGCTCATTGCTGAACCTGTTGCCGGGGCCGCATTACACGCCGCTGGATCCGCAAGAGAGTGCGCTTGACCAATCGGCGAGTCTGCTTCAGCAGCGCATAACCCGCGCCGGTAGCATCGCGACCAATCCGCTCGCGCAGTTCTTTGCACCCGAACAGGTCCAGGCAGCGCGAGCGTTTGTGCCGCAGGCAACTGAACAGCTCCAGAAAATCCAGACGCAAAAAGCGGCAATCCAGGCCGGCCGTACACAGGCACAGCAACTCGGTTTGACGCCCGACGAAGCGCCGGATCAAGCGACGCAGGACGATCGTCTTCAGGTCGCGTCGGTGAAGGCACTTAACGGCGACCTAAAAGCGTTCCAAGGTATCCAAGCTATCGCGCCCGATCGTGCCGCAGCCATCGCGCCGCAAGTCTACGCGAAAATTGGCAGCCATCTGGACAACGCGCAAACCGCTTTCGACAGTCTGTCCGGCATGGAAAATCAAGGGCAGTATCAAGCCAAGATCAATCAGCTTCGTCAGGACGGCACGCTGACCGATTTAGAGGGCGCGGGCTTAAAACTGCCGCCGACGCTGGACGCGTTTAAGGCTGCTGCGCCATCTGAAGCACTCGCGCTGCGCAACGCACGCGTTGCCATCAATGCGCAAGGGCAGCAAATGGAGCAGCGCAATACGTACGTGCCGATGGAAACCAAGGAACAGGATACGTACAAAGGCGCGCTAAAAACTGTGTACGGTGACGAATTGAATCTAGGGCCGTGGTCGCGCAACGGTGCAACGGGCACGCGCGGCCAGCTCGCCAACGGCATCGCGACGGTGGACGACTACGGCAAGACGGGCAGCGCAGCAACAGCGGACCAGCGAACGCAGATAGGCAAGGATTTTGAAACCGCCGCGTCAAAGCAGGATGTCGAAAAGTACCGCGCCTTTAATCGTATTTACCAACTCGCTACGACGGATGCGAAGGGCAACCCAGTCGGCGCTGATAAAATCAACACCAATCCGAACGTACAGCAGGGAATTTCCGAAGGGATGGCGTCGCTGTTGCGCGGCGGCCAAGGCGGCGCCAATGTCGGCTTGCTGAAGATTGAACTGGGCAAACGCGGGTGGTCGCAGTCCGCTATTGACGGGCTAGTGACAAACTACGCTGGCGTAATTAACACGCTTTTTGCAAATGCCGATAAGCCGTACTTGTCCCGGCAGACGCAAGGCCAAATCCGCGACGTTATGGACGCGCTGAAGACGTACAACGACAGTAACATAACCGATCGAGCGCTAGGCGTCGCGCAGCGGGCCGGTGCGCTTGGGCTCGGTCCCGACGCGCTTGGGCTCGGCAAGGACGAAGCAACCGGCGCGGTTAGCGGCGCATTGGAAGCGGGCCGGCAAGCGCAAATTGAGCGCATGCGTCCGTACTTTCAACCGATCGGTGCGGGCAACGGCGTGTTGCAGCTCGGTGCGCAACGCCCAGGTGCCGGGCAAGTCAGCTTGCCGCCCGGTGCGCAGTCAGCTAATCAGCTCCCCGGTACACAACCCCTCTTGACACCCGTACAGCAAGCAACGCAGAATGGCGGTGTTAGTGGCGTCAGTCCTCAGCGGCCCGCGCCGTCGTCCTCAGCGCCCCCCGGCGGCGCAGGCCAACCCTCTGCCTCCGTACAGCCTGTTACAGTCGCCGGCCAGCAAGTCACCATGGCGTTGCCGGCGGGTGCTTCGCCTGCGTACGTCAATTCGCTACAGCGCATTGAAACCGGCGGCCAGAAAAACCCGTGGACAACAACCGCGCAAGGCTCCAGTGCCGGCGGTGCGTACGGCTTCATAAAAACGACATGGGATGCAAACAAGCCGCCGGGCGCTCCCGCGCGCGCGGTCGATGCTACGCCGGAACAGCAAACGGCGGCACTTGAAAAACTCACGAATACGAATGCTACGGCGCTGCAAACTTCCGGCGTGCCGGTCAACGATACAAACCTGTACGTGGCGCACAATCTTGGTGCGGGGGGCGCGGCTTCGCTGTTGAAAGCGAACCCGAACGCCGACGCGCGTTCAATCGTCGGCGAGGCCGCTGCGCGCAATAACCCGACATTTTTCAAAGGACGGCCGACCGTCGCAACTGTGATTGGCCGCTATCAAGCGAACGTCGCGCAAGACATTTCCGACAGCGTGCCGCGCGGTGCTGCACCGCTGCCCGGCGCCTCGTCAAGCCAACCGGCAGCGGGCAATCCGATGGACGACCCGGCCGCAATCGCGTGGAACAATTTGACGCCGGCACAGCAAGAGGAAGGTCGTAAAGGTGGCGTTGACATGCTAGCCGGCGCGGCGCCCGCCGCTACTTCAACAGTCGGTGCGATTGCTGGCGGCGCGATCGGAGGGCCGCCCGGCGCTGTTGTTGGCGGTGCAGTTGGCGGCGGCGCTGGTCAAGCGTTAAAAGATTATCTGAGAGGCAACCCGCAGAGTGCAGCCGAAATTGTAAAGCAGACGGCGTTAGGTGGCGCGCTTGGTGTGGCGTCAGCAGCGCGTCCAGTAGTGGCGGCGGCGGGGCGCGTGGTTGGTAGTGGTGCAATCGAAGCCGGATCTGAAGCCGCGCAAGGTGCGAGCGGCCCTGATGTAGTTGACGCGGGGTTGCGCGGGATGGCCGAAGGTGCTGGCGGCGAAGCGTTTGGTCGCGCGCTCGGCATGGCCGGGCACAAAGTATTCAGCTTGTTCGCGCCCGACGCCAAGGCAGCCGTACAAGGCGCCGCGAAAGCGTACGCGGACAGCTCAAAAATCCTGGAAACTGAACCGAATCGACTTCCGGGCGTAGGTGGGGCGGCATCGGGACCGAATCCGAAGTACGACGCTGCACAAGTTGCCAAGGACAAGTCAGAAACTACGCTGAAAGACGCTGGCCTCGACCCGGAGGAAGCCGCGTACGCACACAAAGTTAGCTCCGAAGGCGTGCCAGTGCAGGAAGCACAGGCTAGCAAGCCGGGCGCGCTGGAACAAAAGAACATCGGGCTTGGCTACCAGCAGCTAGAGACTGAAGTTGGTGCAAAAGGCGTTGGCGCTCCAAAAGCCGCCCCGAAACTTGCCGACGGTCCTATTGCCGCTGTCGAAAACAAGCAGGTGTCTGCGAAGTACGGCGAACTTGCGCAACGTACGGAGGCGGCAATTACGGCGCCCGCACAAGATTGGCAACAAAAATGGACGCAGTTGCAAGACGTGCGCTCCAATCTTTTGCAGGCTGAACGTGACGCACTCGGCAGTACTGCGATCGGCAAGACGCAGGCGGCAGCCGACATGCGTACGCTGGCCGATACCGTGCGCACGCAGCAAGCAAAAGCGGCCAACTATGTTTTTGGCCCGCAGCAGGGGCCGCAAGTCATGCAGCGGCTAAACGCGCTTGACGTACGTTACCGGCGTCTGATGGATGCGACGAACGGCGGCGATCTTGCCCAGGCGGCGCGGCTGAAAGGCGCGGATGGCCGGGTTGCCGATCAAAAGTTTCGCGCTTTCGCTGCGGGCGACCCGACTGCAATAGCGGCCTGGAATGCAATGCGTCGGGGTGCGGGCAGTCCTAACTACGAAAAGGGCGTTTACAATCTTGTTGCGGCCGAGCAAATTCCGGTACTTGGCAAAGTCGTCAGCGGTGTAAAGTTGCTGGGCAGCTTTAATCGCTGGATGCAAGAACGTGCGGCCGGCAGCCCCGCGAAATTTTCGGATATTCTGAACGCCGCGCCTGATCGCACTGCACGAAACGTACGTGATGTTGTTGGCACCGCAGCACAGCGCGGCGCCGTACAAGGTGACGTGCTAAACGGAGCTGATTTAAATCCGATAAGCAGTGCACATGCAGCGGAGCCAAACGTCCTTCAAATTACGCCGGCTATAGCTGCCCGCATGCAGCGCAGACTGCAAAACGCACAGTCCGACGAAGAAACGCAGCGCGTTATTAAGGACGCTGCTAAATACGGAGTGGACTGGAGCCACTACGGGTCGCGGTAGGTACACAATGTTTCCGTGGGCAATCTTCACGCAAAAACCAAAAGCAACGACGCCGCGTGAAATCATGCTGGATCGGTTGCGCAACGGCGTACCGGCGGAATTGGCGTGCCGCGCTGTCGGCATTCTTTGGGAAACTGTGAAAGACGACGCCGAAATAGATAAGGCGTTGGCCGAAGGTGAAATATTGCTATTCGAGCGGGCGCGCGATAGCGGTGTGACCGGCGTCGTACGTGCAGCACTCAGAAACGAAACAAAAAGTTGGGTTCCAAAAGCGGAAGCACAGTTGGGGCTCAGTCTTGAAGATTATTTGCGCGATTGACACGCCAAAAATTATTATGTCATACGCGCCTGAACTGTATTGCGCAAATTTTTAAACATACGTATGCTCGCGCTCACTGATTTTTCAATCACCACGTAGGAGGGTTTCCCAGTGGTCAACATCGTCAATGCCGGCACGCTCGGTGGCGGCTTTAGAGCGTACAGCGGACTCTTGCCTGCCAATCCTGGTAACATCGGCGGTCAGGCATCAGCATCCGTACGCATTTTTCACGTTCCCCCCACCAACGCAGCCGCGCTATTTCGTGGCGACATTGCTGTGTGGGCGTCGGGTTCGATCGGCGTCCCTGGCGCGGGCGACTTGCCTGCAAACATCGGTTCACCTTCCACAACGTCCGTCGTCATCGGTAACGGTGGCGGCTCGTTGCTGGGCAACGCGTCCATGGCGCCGAATATTTCGCGCTGGGTGCCCGGCGACACAACCAGCGTCATCGCTGGCGTCATCGTCGGTTGGGGTCCGATCACGCTCTATCAAGCAAAAAACAGTTTCCAGTACGCTCCCGCCTCCACGGAGTGCTGGGCGTTTGTTGAAACCGACCCGTCAGTGGTTATGACCATCACCATGCCGACCGTGCCGGGCACCGCGTTTAATCTGGATCTTGGATCTGGCATTGACGTGAAAGCGAATGCCGGTCAGCAAGCAACCCGCTTTGGTATTTCCGGCGTGTCGCTGGACCCCGCGACGATCGCAACCACGTCAACGCTGCCGCTTCGCATTTTCAACAGCAGCGAGCAAATCGGCAACGATCCGACTGCGGCCGGCGCTGTCACCGAAGTGCAGTTCAATCTCACGCGTCACTACAAAGGCACTGCCGCTTTCATCGCTGACTAGCCGTATGCGGCACGCAAACACAGGAACGAGAGGAATATCCACAATGCGTAGAATTTTGATCCTTGCGGTTTTGGCTTGGCAGGTGCTTTGGTCGCTTCCCGCGCTCGCGCAGACTGTCGTACAAGTCCCCGTAAGTGTGAACGCGCACGTTGTTGCGGACCTTGGGAACGGGCCGACTGAAATCCGCGTACTTCAGGGCAACATGGGGGTTTTCACGGCGCAGGGTTCCGGCACTGGGAGTACGTCGGGTTCGTCCACAGCATTAACGCTGACAGCAACCGCCGCCGCCAACCCGCCGTGCGTCGGCTGTATCATTTCCGGCGCCGGGATTACTTCGGGCACGACAGTTGCGGCGTTCAACGGCACGACGGGCATCACGCTTTCGGCAGCGATGACCGTTACATCCGCAGTTGTTTCATGGGGCCAAGCGTGTCCGTCAGCACCACCCTCGGCACCACTTGCGCTGATACAGGCGGCAGTCGGTTCAGATCTTCCGATGTATACGCAGGCCCGCGTGTGCGCGTACGGTGGAAATGGCCCTGGCGGCCTGTACACTCAGTACGCTATTGGAGCGCACTAAACTAACTACAGTAAAGGGCCAATCCGATGGCGAACGCTGTAAGCAACTGGCCTCGCAGCTTCCGGCGCTGGGTAGCTATTGCTGCGACGCCGATGGACTTCAACTTGGACGCCGGCACCTATGGCCTCACCGTAGCACCCGGCGGCTTTACCAATTATCAGTTGCAGAAATTGCTTCCTGATGGCGTGACGTACGCGCCGGTCATGCCGGTGGCCGCCGCAGCGGGCTACACTGTTTTGGATCTGCCGGCGGGTCAATACAGTCTAGCCGTTGTTGCCACCGCGCTGAACGGAGAAATTGCCAAGATCCATACGGGACGCGCACGATGAAAAAACTTTTATTTGCGCTCGCGGCTCTTGTTGCTTTTTTCCCCGCGCCCGCGAGCGCCCAGCAGCCGCAAGCCTTGATTGTATCGGCGTGCGGTACGCTGCCAATTTCGTACGTTGCCGGGACGTACGGCATTCTCACTATGGATACGACTGGGAAACTTTGTGACAGTGGCAGCGGGGGCGGCGCGATTACAAATTACGCGCTTGAAACTGGCGGCAATCTTGCGCAAGTCGTAACCGACTTCGGTGCCCCAGGCTCAAGCGCGTGCGCGACTGACACGGCATCATGTAGTGCAAATCAGCAACTTCAGCGCATAGCGCAGCGGCTTTCGTCGGCGATTACCGCGCTCGGCTCGCCGTTTCAGGCTGCCGGCGCGCTCGGCGCAGGCAGCGCAATCGTCGGCAAAGTCGGCATTGACCAAACAACGCCCGGCACGACCAATGGCGTGCAGGTCAACGCGGCATTGCCCGCAGGCACAAACCTAATCGGCAAAACTGGGATAGATCAGACTACGGATGGCACGACCAATGGCGTCCGGCAGACCAGCGCTTACCCCGCTGGCGCAACACCGATTACGGCATCAGCTACCGGAACAACTGGTGCGACGACGGCGACGCTTGCGGGCACATCGGGCAAGACGACTTACATTTGTGGCTACTCGATTCGCGCGAACGCGACAGCGGCGACCACCGTTACGGATACGATCACAGGCGTCATCACCGCGACCTTGAGTTCAATCTTGTGGGTTGCGCCGCTGGCATCGGGCATCGATGTTGATGAAATGGTTTTTTCGCCGTGTGTTCCGGCGAGCGGTGCCAACCAAGCAATAGCGATTGTGTCGGGGGCGCCCGGTTCCGGCGGTACCGTGTCGTCGAAGGGTTGGGGGTATCAGCAATAAATGCGTCGCTTTCTCGCAATATTGGCGCTGCTGTTCGCGGGCATTGTTGGTTTGGGTCAGCAATCGCGCGCTTTCTGGCAATCGCGGGATTCAAATTACAATAATAGCATAGCGGGTGTACCAGCAGGGTGCGACGGTGGTGGGTATCAAGGCCCCGGCGATTGTGCGAGCGGCGCTATCGCGTTTTGGAGTGTGGGGAGAGCTTATAACGCGGCTTATGCCGCCGCACAAAGCCCCCTAGCAGATATTGTTGACACAACGACCGGCCTCGCGACCTGCACGCTGTCAGTCGGCACGAACGGATACGCCAACCTGTCGGCTGTTGTTTGCCCCACTGGTGCCCCTGTCGTCAGCGTGACAACATTCTGCACGGTGACGCATGTTGGGTGCAGCATTACCAAAAAGTACGACCAAACCGGCAACGGCAATCATGTCGTACAGGCGACCTTGGCTAATATGCCGGGGCTTACGCTCAGCGCACAGAATGGATTGCCTTGCGCCGCTGGCGGTGCGACCGTCGCGCTATCGACAGCGGGGGTGATTTCACAAGCACTACCGTTCACGTTGACGGCGGTTGCCGAGCGAACAGGGAGCACTAGCACGCAACAATATATTATGGCCAACGGTAACAGTAATACGCTTAGATTTTTCACGGCTGGAAATGTTGCCGTAGCAAATAACAGCAGTGTCGTTCTTGCCGCAGCCGACAGTGCTTTTCACGCATTGCTTGCCGTAGTCAGCGCGACGGCTCCACTCTTTGCCGTGGACTCAAGTGCCAATACCAGTACGGCAACGAGTGGCACCACAGCAATGACGACCAATGAATTTGTCATGGAACGCAGTGCCGGTTCGCCGCTTTTGGCAGGGTTTGTATGCGAAGAAGGTATCTGGCCTGCCGACCTCAATTCATCCTACGCCGCCGTGCTCGCTAATATGCGCAGCGCAACGGTGGGGTGGAATTTCTGACGGGCAGTAATATCTTTCATGCTTATCCGGTTGCCACACACAAATGACGGGACCTACTAGATGTTGACGGACGTACATTTCAGCAGCAAGACCGATTTGTGGGAGACGCCGCAATCGTTTTTTGACAGATACCATGCCCGCTATGGTTTCACTTTGGACGTGTGCGCTACGGCGGAAAATGCCAAATGCCCGCGCTTTTACACTCAAAAGGAAAACGCGCTTATTCAGCCTTGGGACGGCGTATGTTGGATGAACCCGCCTTATGGGCGCGAGATAGGCCGATGGATGGCGAAGGCATGGGCGAGCTTCTGTGAGGGGGCTGCGGTCGTTTGCTTGGTCCCTGCCCGGACTGATACAAAATGGTGGCACGATTACGCCATGAAAGGCGAGATCGAGTTCATCAAAGGACGCCTTAAGTTCGGCGGCCATACCAACTCCGCTCCCTTCCCTTCCGCTGTTGTTGCGTTCGATGAACGGCGGAGAATGTGGCAAAAACCGTTTCACAAACCAGAACTTCTATGACCACAAGATGTAGGGCTGTGTGTCTAAACCGGATAAGCATGATATCTTTCAATCCGGCAGCTACGTGGGCTAGACAGTGAAAAAATCTCTACTCGCTTTATTGGTGCTGTGCTGTACGGCGGTTTCCGCGTTCGCACAGACTACGATTACGCTGCCGATCGGCGCGAATGCGGTTGCCGATCTTGGCAACGGCCCTATCGAAGCGCGCGTAGTTTCCGGCAACGCATCAATTTTCACGTCGCAAGGTTCCGGCACTGGCAGTACGTCGGGGTCATCTACCGCGTTAACATTGACGGCGACGCCCGCAACACCGCCGCTTGTTGGCGGTCTGGTTTCTGGAGCCGGCATTACGTCGGGCACTACGGTCACTGCGTACAACGGGACGACGGGCATAACACTTTCGGTCGCTATGACCGTACCTGCGTCAACGCCGGTTGCGTGGGGCGCTGTGTGTCCGTCCACGCCGCCCAGTAATGTAATTCGAGCATTTGTTTCGGCGAATTACTACATAATGTACACACAAGCGCGCGTGTGTGCAATTTCGCCGGGTGGGCCGGTAAACACGCTTTTGATTGAACCAGTCTTTTTTGAAAATAGTGCGGGCGGAACTGCCGGCATTATTGTTGCTAACGTAACGCCGACGACTGGATTTAGTAGCGGTCAAGGTATCGGGAGCAACGGCTCCAACGTCATTCCGTTAACGCTACAAACATGGCCGTTTCCGTATAGGACAGCGGTTTCGGCAACGGACAGCATTACGACAGCCGATTATTTCGTCTGCCCATTAAATACCTCCACTGTGGCAACCGAAAATCTCCCAAGCTCGCCCGCACTCAACCTGACTTTTGTTATTAAGGATTGCAATGGCGTAGCTGGAAGCAATGCAATTACGATCACCCCCGCGAGCGGTACGATTGATGGACTTACTTCATTAGTTCTTAATGCCGGCTATTCATCAGCCGTCATAAGCTACATGGGTTCGCAATGGGGTATTGTTTCCTTATACACCGGAACTTATGTCGGCCCCGGTGACGTTGTTGCTAGTGCAAGAGCTTGGTGGGGATTACGAGCTTACAGCGCAGCCACACGCGGTCATGCTGCGATAAATGTATGCAATGTTTCTGATGTTGCATGCGCAGACCTGATTACAGACCCTTCTACCGGCAAGCTTGTTATTACGACTGTTGGTGGGTCGAATTGCGCCTCTGTCACCTGTACGGTTAAGAAGATTTATGACCAAACCGCAGCCGGTAACTGCACTGGTTCGTGCGATTTAATACAGGCAACTATTGCTGATCGCCCTGTATTTATTGTGTCGTGCGTCAATGGTTTGCCGTGCGTGCGGTCAAGTGGCGCGGCTGGCGTTGTTCTTCAATCCGCTGGAAATATGTCTCAAGCGATGCCCTTCACGAGCGGGGTTGTGGCTGATACGACAACCCCGAATTATACGGGGGGGATGCTTGAACTTGGACTTGGTTCGGGCGCCGCAACTTTAATGAACGGCTTGGGCGGCAATCTTCAAGATGCGTACAACACAATAAATATAAAGGCCGTCTCAGCCACGGATAATCATTTTCACAATATTCAAATGGTATGGGCCACGTCTGCGAACCTGAACATCGACGGCACTAGCAACACGGCCGCTTGGACCAGTCAGGCGGCATCTGGCGTCATATCCCTATTTGAAACTGACGTTGGCGGCGGCGTTCCTAATTTAGCCGGAAACATTGTCGAAGCTGGATGGTGGTCGGGTGCGTTCTCCACGACCCAACTTACCAATATGAGCGAAAATCAAAACGGTTATTGGGGGCCGTACTAATGAGAGCCGTCCTCATACTTTTGGCGCTGTTGTGTTGTCGCATCGACTTTATACAACCGTCACCACCACCGCCTACGCCATCTTTCCAGAATGTGGCAACACGAATCTTTTTCGGTCAAAGCATTGATACAACCAACACACAAGCCATGTCGCGTACGGGGCATTATGCGCGTGACGTAATTTCCTCGTTGCAACTGATTTGCACCAATTTCCCGTTTATCTACGAAGGTGGCTCACAGGTTACGCCCAGCACTTGCAAAATGAGTGTCGAATACCCGGCTGGGGTCTGTACACCAGTTACGTTCAGTAGTGCGCCCAACGTGAGCGTCGCTTACAACGCTTATGTATTGTCCGACGCCGCGATCGTCTCTATTCCAAACGGCGCTTTGTTTTGGGTCAGAATTTACGAGACTAATTCCGCCACGCTCTACGAGACGTCGAACCACATCGATACCGTCAATATGGGCGACGCTACGGCGCTCGGCACGAGCGTCCCCGATCAGACCGTCAACTGCACGATCGTCGTGGACGGAGGTTCCAGCCAGACAATCTCGCCGGGCGGCGTTATCGCACTGACGGCTGTTAAGAGTGTGTCCATCCTGGGCGACAGCCTCGTATTTGGAGCTTTCGACACCTACGACAATTCGAGCGGCGACATTGGTGTTATTGAACGCACCGTTGGTGCATCATTACCTTATATGTCGGTCAGCGCAGACGGATTAGCGGCACAGACGGTAACTGCTGGCCCTGGACCGTGGACCGCACTGTTTAATACCTATTCGTCGAGCACCATCATTGAGCTGGCCATCAACGACACCGTCGGAAACGGTCGAACGCTTCTCCAAGTCGAGGGCTATCTCACCACGATATACTCGTACTTCACGACGGCTGTGTTTCAAACAACGATTACGATGGCTACGAACTCAACGGATAATTGGGCCACTAGTGGCAATCAATCCGCGCAAAGTGGTAACAGCACCAGCATCGCGCTCAACGATGCTTTACGTGCAGCGACCTTTGGACCATCTGGCGGCTATTTAGAAGTTGCGAACGGATGGTCAGTAGCGCAGGACAGTCCTGTTTGGAAAAATCCGGGTGCAGGGTTTGGTGCGTGCAGCCCGCCAGTTGGCGGGCTCTACTGGACACATGATGGCGTGCATGGGACGCCTTGCGGCTACTTACAAATGCAGTCGGTTGGTACAATAAATCTTTCAAAACTGCGGTAGATATGCGACTACGCCGGTACTGAACTTTCTACCGCCTTACGACGTTGTTTGTTTGGCATCACGCCAACACGAAGGAGAGCGAACTATGAGTGAACTAAAGACCAATCTTGAACGCGTTTTCGGCGAACTGAAGGGACTGGAAACCCGCGCCCGCACGCTGAAAAACCAGAATCTTGCGGATATTGCGGCGTCGGCGCACGGGAAGATCAAGCAGCTTTGCGATCATCCCGATTTGGAGCTGGTAGACGAAAGGAAGGACCAAGCGCACCCCGGCAACCCGCTGTACGTCGCGCCCGCGACCAAGGACGAAGCAATCGCTCGCATGCGCGCGGATAATGACGCCGACCCGGAAGGTGCGGCCCGAAGGAATTGGCCGCATCTATTCGCTTCGAACGCCCCGCAGATCTTCAAGCCCGATCCCGGCAACGTCGATTTGAATCGAGACGGCACGCTTCGGCAGGCGCCAAACTCAACGGGCGCCGCGCAGGACGTGCGGAGTTAGTCTGACAAACGACTAAGGCCCTCGCCGTGATTGAACGCGGCGAGGGCCTATGAAAGTCGGGAACTGGGTGGTATGATGCTTTGGACGCGTCATACAAAAGTGAACCGAGGCACGCATGAGCACCCGATTTCGCGGTCTTAAAACAGGCTTCAACAAAACCGGCAGCAACGAATGCGTCCCGAACGAAATGGGGCCGCCGGCCACGAAATTCAAAGGGCGCGGCGGCGTGCCGGAAGGGCCGCTGAAGCGCTACCCTGGCTCCGTCGCGAACACGAGCGGGGGCAATCGTCGGCTGGCAAAGTCCAACCACGGCGACGGTGGGGGTTCCGGCACGCGATATTCCGGGTCGCCATCGGGTTTCAACAAAAGCCGGTAGGAGGCTCTTATTTTTTACCGGCCGGGCGGATCTTCAACCCGCATCAATAATCAAAACGATACCGTGTACGCCGACTTCGTTGGCGGCGCTACCGGCTGGCTGCCCGTAAGTAAGGGCAATACTATCTCCGTCAACATTGCTCGCGCTTCGCTGGCTTTTGTGAGTGCCGCGCAAAGCACCATAACGCCATCCCCGGTAGCGCCCGAAGTCCAAGTCATTATGGAAATGAAAATGTACGGCGGCGACCCCGACGCGTCTGCGCGGCCAATTGACCAGTGGCAGAATATCGTTGTTGCCACGTCCAGGCGCGCACACCGTGAAGGCTGGGCGCGGTTGCGCGTTGTCAACATCAACAATAGCGAAGGTACGGGCGTCGTCATGGACATGCAGATCGCCCGTACGGGCGATGTGGGGGCGTCAACGTGAGTGGCTTTGACCAAGGAACGGTTCAAGGCGGTATCTTCGCTCAAACGAAGCAGTTTGGTGCGGTGCTTCGCGGGTCGGGGCCGCCCGTACCTGGGGCTGGCGTCGTTGGCGATTTGTACATTGATGTACAGACGTGGTTTTTGTACGAAAAACGCAGCGCGGACGGCACCGACCCGTGGGGCCATTATCTCTTTGCCGTGCCTGCGCAATACCAGTCCGGCTTGAACTGGTTTAGTTCTTCGCTTCCAACAAACGACTTTGGAGCGAACGGCGATTATTGCTTGCTTTGGGCAGGTTTCAATAATTACGGCCTTCAGCCGTCATTTTGCGGCCCGAACGTCAACGGTTACTGGCCTGAGAGCGGCGACGGCCCGGATCTGCTGCTTGACCCAACGAACGCAGGCTACACAATTCCGGCTGGCCTCTCTGACGAAGATACGACGCTTACCGCGTTCAGTAATTCGTGGCAGCTCGTAGTTGACGGCCTGGATACAGAGTACGTCCTATCCATTCCAGTTCCGCAGGTCACTGGCACGTCACTTTTGGAGCGCGGGTTGCAATGCGCGCCAGTTGTTACGGCCGTAGCTCTTAACCCGCTATATACTTCTGAAGACACGCACGCAGTCTAGGGGAGGCGATAATCTCAGGGTTTGACAACGGGACTCTTCAAGGCGGCGTCTTTGCGCAGACAAAGCAATTTGGCCCAGTGCTGCTTGGCACGGGCGAGCCAAATCCGTCTGCCGGCGTCGTTGGCGACGTGTACATAGACACGCAGACGCAGTTTTTGTACGTGAAGCGATCTAACGATAAAACTAGCCCGTGGGGCAACTACCTGTTTCTGGTTCCCGTGACCTACCAAGGCGCGCTGAATTGGTTTAGTTCAGCGCAGCCGACGAATGATCTTGGCGCGAACGGCGATTATTGTTTGCTTTGGGGCGGCTACCCGAACTACGGTTTGCAACCGCCCATTTTAGGGCCGAAGGCGGCCGGCGCATGGCCCGCCAATCCGGTTGCAGTTCCAGTCGCGCTAAATCCGATCTACACGGCGGAAAATGAGCACGCTCTATGAGTTACAATTCCGCAACAGATTTTATCGGGCTGCTGCGGCTGGTTGGCAGCGGCGTGCGTTCGGAACGGATGCCGGGCCTGGACTATGTTGTTGTCGCGCTGGCCCGCGCGGGACTATTTGCATTGTCAGTCGGGCAGACTGCGCCAACTGTAAATCAAGCGAGTACGTTTTGGTTTCGACCTGCTATTCCGTCATGGACGGTTGAAGGTACGCTATACATTTGGAATCCGGTGGCCGCTGTATATCAGCAAGCGACGCCGGCATTGTGGCAGGCGTTCTTATCGCCGTCCGGCTCTGTTTTTCAGTCGCTTGCCGCCGCGAACAACACCGTCAATCCGGGCGTGTCGCTTGCGGCCGTACAGCGTGCCGCGCCGGTTAATACGGCCGTACAACTCCCGACGATCGCAGCGCAGTATCTTACACAAAAAGATATTGTGTTGACCGATTTTTCGACGGGAGTTGTCAACCATAATATCTTGCTGACTACGCCGGACGGTGCTACAATCATGCAGCAAGCGACGTGGAATCTCTTATCAACAGCGGCCAGTCTGGCATGCGTACGTTTGCGTCCGTCCCCTGACCTCAACTCTTGGGTTCTATTAGCATGAAAATTCTTCGTACTGTTGCCGCCCTCGCGTTTTTGCTGGCCTGCACGCCTGCGTTTGCACAATGGCAGACGCCCAACCACTCCGTTCCGATCGGTAAAGGCGTCGGTGTCACGGGGTTCGGCTCGGCAACGCCGGGCACTACTGGGCAGCCGTTGGTCAGCCAAGGCCCTTCAGCCGACCCCGCTTTCGGCACGATCGCCAATACTGGATTCGCGGCCGGTTCGGCGGATACGTACAAGGGCAGTCTAAATGGCACGTCTGTTGCGGACATCCCCAGGGCGCCGTGTACGGCTGTCAGTCAAGCGCTTCGGTACACCGCTGGCGTCGGCGAGAGTTGCGGAAATATCGTTGTACAGACTGGTTTCGACATGCCAGTCAATCTTGGCTTGTCGGTACCGGCCTCTTCTGGCGGCGCGCTCGTTATTAATCTGACGCAAGCGAACGGCAGCGCGCCAAGCAGTACCAATCCGGTTTTAGTGCCCTTCCGGTCTACTGCGCTGGCGACGGGCACGGTGACGTGGAGCACAATTTCGGCTCCGCAATCTATCACCATCCCTTCCGGCGCGACGCTCGGTACTTCAAATGGCGTTCCTTTTCGCATCTGGATTTTTGAAAACTACAACGGCGGCGCCCCCGAACTAGGCGTAGCTACGTGTAGCAGCCCGACAACTATTTTTGCGTGTGCGGCATGGGAAAGTACACTCGTAACTAGTACGGCCATAAGCGGAAGTGCAACTGCCCCCGGAACGTTGTATGCCACCGCAGGCGTTACTTTGGACGCGGTGCGTATCATCGGCTATTGCGATTTTTCCGCTGGGCTCGCTACGGCCGGCTCATACACTAGTGCGTGTACGACTTTACAATTGTTTGGCCCCGGCGTTAAAAAGCCGGGCGAAAGTGTGCAAGTCGTTGCTCCGCAATTTGGCACGTTGGCAGTAGTCACGTTTACATCCCTTACTGCATCCAACGTCACAGCGAGCATTGCGCTTACTTCTCCGATCAACCTTGTAAAATACTTCGCGCAGACAACCGGCGGGAACGCCAGCGACGGAAATTCGACGCTCGGTCAGATGTACCGGGGCAGCACGGCTATAGGCTCTTTATCCCGTGCCAGTACCGCTGCTTCAAATGTGGTTTCCGGCGGGACGCTGATCTTGTCCGGTTATGACCAGCCGGCTACTGCCTCGTCTACGACTTATGTCATCAAGGGGACGACAACCGCGTCCACGACCGGCTCAATTCCCGCTGTCAACACCGACAGCGCAACCGAGATCCTTGAAGAAATCATGGGTTAACAAATGAACAATCCGTACATCGCACAGCAGCGCGCTCAGTTCGTGAAAGATATGGCGGACCCGGCGACGCACGATCAAGTGTGCGCCATGATGGTTACTGAAGATGGCGCGCACCCGGTGCCGTGTTTAGAAAGTTTGCTCAATCGCATTCTGTACTGCAACTCGCGCGGATGGAAGCAGACCGTCCTTTCAATGCTGCACAGCGGTTTTTACGGACCTTATAATCGGGGCACGTACCCCCGAACAATCCGGCAACTTCATGCCGATTCGTCGCTACAAACAAAGATGGACGCCGCGATTGCGACTGTGATGGCGGGCAGCAATCTTATTTCCGGGTTTACCGACCAAGGATTGCCGACCGACCCGAACGGGCAGCGGCACCCGCAAATGCGACTTGGCGGCAATATCTTCAATGACTGGGGCGGCGGCCCCGGCGGCCACGACGGCGCGGAAGCGTGGCGTCAAGTATTTCAGGCAGTTGCGACCAAAGCGGCCCCAGCGCCCGCAGCGGCGTCACCTATTGTGGGCATGCACACCACCGACAATCTGCAAACCGCGCTCAACAGTTTCGGCTACGCGCCCCCGCTCGCTGTGGACGGGCAGTACGGCGACGCCACCAAGGCGGCTATCAAATGGTTTCAGGCGAAGCACTCGCTTAGAGTTGACGCGGTGCCGGGGCCAAAGACGTGGGCCGCCGTCGATCAATCAATACGCAGTTCTCAGTGAAGTACCGCCGCGCACGGGCTGACGATGGCTAAAACAGTGTGCTTGCTACTGGTTTTTTTGCTGGTCGCGGGGGCGGCTTCCGCCAGCTCGTTCTTTTGGCCATGGCAATATCGTACGAATCACCATCGGTACTCTTATCATCATCGCGGCGTGCCTGCGCCGGATTGCGTGGAAATTAACAGGGTCGTAAAGTCATTGACTTTGGAGCGGTACGAGCAGGCCATGAAAAAGCTGTCTCCTGCTGAGCAAAAAGGTGTCGCTAGTTGTGAGCAGCAACCTTGATCCACATTACGCCAAATGGTACGGGCTGGACCACTCACATAAACGCGACAACGATTGCTGCGATTTCGTCATCGCTTGGAGTTGTTGTGTTTTTGGGCGGTTTCATAACCGGCTTCCTGGTAATGCGAACAAATCTGACTGATCTACAGGCTAGAGTCGCCGGGATAGAAAGTAAGCTTGAATCAATATCGGATCGAATGACGCATGTGGAAGCCGACACCCATTACGCGGCGCAGGGCGTCGCTGATCTTAAGGCACTGAAAGCCGGTACAAACCGATGATTGAATTGCCAAATGAGACATGTCCTAAGTGCGGCGGCAGGATATATTCAACGTCAGTAGAATTGCATCCTTCCTTAAGGGACACGGCAATTCAGAATTTTACGTGTCATAAATGCGGGCCGGTCAAGTCGGTAACGTACTCACTGAAACCTAAAAGCAAAAACACGGAGACGGGCCATGGCGCATCTGTCGCCAACCGTCTTCACACACTGAAGGAGAGACGTACATGAGCATCGGAACCATTCTACTTATCATTCTCGTTATTTTCTTTTTCGGTGGATTCAGCGGCTACGGTGGCGGTCCATTCTACGGGACCGGCTACTACGGTGGTGGCGGGCTTGGCCTGATTGTCGTTATTCTGCTGATCCTGTTGCTGCTGGGTCGCATCTGAAAACCTGAACAAAGAAGGGAAATAGCCATGCCGATCGGATTGTTGTTTTGGGTCTTATTCATCTTGTATCTGATCTTCGGGGGCGTATGGTGGCGCAATGGCGCGGGTTGGACATACGGCTTTGGCGGCGGTTTGGTGCTCGTGATGGTGTTGCTGTTCTTGCTCGGCTGGAACGATTTTGGTTTCATTCTCCAAGGCGGCCGGGGCAGCCCCTTTCACTGACGCGACGGGGGCGGGCGACCCCGACCGCTGCTGTTTGGCGCCGGAACCGCCAAGCATCATCGCGCCTGAAAAACGGTAAAATACAACTGAGTTGCTTGCCTGTCTGACAGGTGCTATAGAGGCCCCTCAACTCATTTGGAGGGGCCGTACGCGCCATGAACAGCACGCAGCTTCAGACTACCGCCGCTTCACTGATTGGCGTTGCAGCCGGCTTCGCAGCGGCCCACGGCTGGCTTGGCTTAGGCTTGACCGACTGGACGACGATCATGGGCGGCGTCGCCGCCATTGGTGCTGTTCTATGGCCTGTTCTTGTCACGCGTGCCCGGTCACTCAAAGACACTGTGGGCCACATGCCCAGCACTACCGTCGTGACCGACAAGGCTACCGCCGACGCGCTTCCCAACAATCCTGACGTGATTGCAGTTACGCCGGAAATTTCCGCCGCCATCAAGAAAGCGCAGTGAATTTCCCTTGGACCCCGCCGACCGTTTCGCCCGTACAGACTAAAGAAGCCGTACGGGCGAAACTCCGTAATTTCGATTATTACCGCGAGAAATTTCTTCGTGTTCGCCCGCGCCAAGGTGGAGAACGCATCCCATTCATTCTAAACAGCGCACAGCGCCTATTGCACGCCCGCGTAGAACGTGAACGCGAAGTGTTTGGCATGGTGCGGGCCATAATTCCCAAAGCGCGCAGCATGGGCGTCAGCACGTACATAGGCGGTCGTTACTTTCATCAAACCGCAACGATGTTTGGTCGCCGCGCGCAAGTTGTAGCGCACCGCGCCGACAGCGCGGCAAACCTTCACCGTGAGATTAAAGAATTTTCCAACGAGCTACCGCCCGCCATACGTCCGTCGATCGGTGCGACAAATTCGTATGAACTGATTTTTGACAAGCTTAAATCGCTGTACAAAGTTGCATCTGCGGACGGCGGCGATATTGGACGTTCCGATGATTTTCACTTGTTGCACCTGTCGGAAGCCGGGTTTTTCGACAACACGGAAGATCTGTCGTCGGGTCTTTTGCAGACCGTGCAGAACTTGCCGGGCACGGAAATAGCACTGGAGAGTACAGGCAACGGTCAATCCGGCATGTTCTACATGATGTGCGAGGAAGCCGTACGGCAGCAAAACAAAGGGCCGTGGCGTATTCATTTCCTGCCGTGGTCAATCATGCCTGAGTACCGCACAGTGGCGCCGCAGGGTTGGAACGCGTCAAAAGAATTTGAAGACTACGCCAAGCTGCATAATTTGGACCGGGAACAGCTTTATTGGTTCTGGATGCAGAACTACACCATCGCAACAATGAACGGCGGCCAGCCTGAGACGATCCATCGGCTTACGCGACAAGAATACCCCGTCGTCTACAGCGAATGTTTTATGGCTGATAGCACGCTGGACTTTTACCCGGCGTCGCTGGTGCGGGCAGCCATGGTTAACAAGGCAGCGCCCTCCGCTGGAGCGCTGAAGTTGCTTTGCGTGGACCCGGCCGGCGACGGTCAGGACAAGCCCTTTGTGTGTGACCGGCAGGGCTCCGCGATCGGAATGCGGGTGTGGGGCGAGCTGGCGAGCCGCGACGCTAACGTGGCGTCTGACTGGCTTGTGGCGACCTTCAGGCGTTTCGATATGGACGCCATCTTAGTGGACGGCACGGGCGGCTATGGGCGTGATCTTGTTGCTGGATGCCGGTTGCGCATGCGGGAGTTGGGACCGGAAAAGATCGTAGCCGTTATATTCAGTCACGGTGCCAATAATTCCGTAATGTACGGCAACCGGCGCGCAGAGTTGCACGATAAGCTGCTGCGCTGGCTTGGCGGTAACGTGTCGATGCCAAATGATAAGATGGCGCAAGAAGAAGCCGGGGCGTACAAGTGGGGTTTAAGTGGTTGCCGGCGTGACGAACTTGCGCGCCTGTTTATGACACCTAAAGAAAAAATCAGGAAGGAAATTGGCCGCTCCCCTGATCGGTGGGACGCGTGCGCTATTTCTATGGCGATTGAGGGTTAAGGTCCCCTTTCTAATTTCAGTTACATCGTTTTTTTATGCTTAGCGTCAAGCAGAGAATTTTAACGCTTCCGGCGGACAATAACCCGATAGGAGCCTGACAATGCCGCCCCCCTTCGCCGCTAAAGGAGTACGCCGTATCGACGCCGGCATTCGC